GGCAGCATAAATTTGAGCAGCCGATAGGTAAAATTACGAAGTTATGGGAAGATGAACGCGGTTTACGGTTTAGAGCGAAACTAAATTTAAAGACGGACTGGGGGCGTAACGCATACGAGGCGTTACTAGCCGACGATGTAAACGCTAACAGTATAGGGTATCAGCTAATAACGGGTAAGAGCGCGGTCGCCGACGATGGCGTAACCGACTTAAACGCTGTGGAGTTACACGAGATATCTGTCGTATCGTTCCCGTCTAATGAGGCGGCAACGGTGGACGGGATTAAAAGCGATGTTCCCCACGGAGACACGGAGCCAGTAGCAGCAGCGGCGGGTACTAAAGATTTACCCCTAGAGAAAGCGGGCCGCACATTATCCAACGTTAACGCGCAGGATATAACAGCGTTACGCGCTAATTTGGCGACGGCTATTGAATACTGCGATGCAGTATTAGGTAGGGCCGTTCCGCCTAAAGAAGAGGCAGCAGCGACGCCTAAAGCGCCTGCGGCACCGGCAGCGAAACCCGCTAAATCTGTTTACGATTTAACAATAAACGAATTACTGATTAAAAAATTTGAGCATATTAAGGAGATTATACAATAATGGCAGAAGAAACCAAGAGCGTAGAGCAATATCTCGAAGATTTGGAAAAGGGTATCGAAACCTTTAACGCTAAATTCGAGCCGGTTAACGTTCAATTTAAAACTATGCAAGAACGCATAGATGGATTAGAAACGAAACTTAACACACCCGAAGCGGGTATCGTCGCGCCCAACTCCGAGAAGGACATAATCAACGAGTGGGATAAGAAATACGTCCGCTTTATCAAGTCCGGACAGACATACGACCAGGATTACTATATCGACCAGATGAAGGACTTCGAGCCCGAATACGTTAAGACGATTAGCTCTCTTATGTTGACTACAGGCGGGTATTTTATGCCTCCGACACGGTCAGCGAAGATTATCGAGGCAATATTAGCGCTTAGTCCGTTCAGACAACTCGCAAGTGTTGAAACCCTGACAGTAGGCGATACCCTCGAGATGATCTCAGAGGTAGGCTCGGTTCTTGCTGCGTGGACATCAGAAGAAGGCACCAAGACCGAACTCGGTCCGCAGACGTGGAACCTTCAGAAGATTCCAACCCATCCGATGTACAGCCTGGTGTTCATCACACGAAAGATGGCACAACAGGCATCTTTTGACATAGAGGGCTGGCACCAGCGAAAGATTGCCGAATATATGGCGTCTCTCGAGGGCACTGCGTTTATGACGGGTTCCGGTGTAGGGCAACCAGAGGGTTTGGTCACGCGCGGGGCGGTTCACGTCGCGGCTAACACGGCAGCGAGACACGAGCACTCAGGCGGCGCTACTTCTATACCAGACCTTGACGGCCTTATCGCCATGCAGGATAAGCTAAACGAAAAGTTCCAGGCGAACGCGTGCTGGTTAATGCACCGCACTACCAAGAGCGTGCTGCGCAGGCTAACCGATGGTATGGGGCGCTATGTGCTCGAAGAGAACGTAACACTGGGTGCACCGGACAGGCTGTTTGGTAAACCCATATACTATATGCCAGATATGGCTACGGTTACAACTCCACCTTCGACATTCACGGCAACGAACATACCGATTATTTACGGCGATATGCGCGCCGGTTATCAGATAGTTGACGTACCAGGTATGGTCAGCATCAGGGATGAATACACACACAAGACTAGCAACCTTATAGACCTCTTTGTTGAACGCCTCGGTATTGGCGGGCAGGTAGTTGACGATAACGCGTTTGTAGTAATGACCGTGAGCGCGTAGGCTACAAAATGACAGCCACTAGAAATTATGTGGAAATAAAACCGGCGGTGCGGTCTTCTACCGCGCCAGCGGTGCCGCTGCACGCAAAGACGTTCCGAATTTATCTGTCAAGTGTTGACTCGAAATACCACGGTATTGATTCACTGGGGAACGATGTGGCGCTTGAAACATAATCGATCAAGTAATAACCAATAACAAAAAGGAGAATTAAAAATTATGACTATGAAAGAATTAGGCCACCGCCTTCAGATAGAAAATAAGGTGCGGCCAATATCGGTCGCTAACGCAGCGGCATTTAACGCCGCGTTTACGACGACCAATGTCGATACCATAGGGTGCGAAGGAGTTATGTTCATACTTCAGTTCGGTGACGACAATGCGACGCCGGATTATGTATTCGAACTGTTTGATACCGATGTATCAGCAACCGACGCGGGGACTATATGCGCCGCTGGTAGCGTTGCCGTTCACGGACATACTGCCGCGGGGGCATACTCAGATGCAGAAGCCCCAGCAGCGACGGGCGTTCTGACAACGACCGCAAACGGGAGCGAAGACCCGTGTTATACCTTTGAGTATACAGGCAATAAGCGATGGGTGCGGTTGCAGTGTCCAACGGGGACTAAGACGAACCACGTATCTTGCGTGGTTGTTAAATCAGACCTTAGACGTATTGTATAAATTACATAAACGGAGCCTTTATGGTTCCGTCTTTTACCTTTTTATACAGGTAAAAGGTAGGAGGATAAAAAAAGTATGTCTATAAAGACAAGCGCAATTAAACGAGGCTCCGCTGTAGCGCACCGTAGCACACTAACGGCTCCTGATTTACTAGGCGGAGTATCAACAGCGCCAACGTTGCCGGTATGCGCCGATAGCGGCGTAACCGAAGGTGCTCTAGGTCACGCGCCGACTAACCATTACGCGGCGTATGCGGTTCGCAACGGTAACGGCCTTACTATGGCGTCCGCGATCACCACCGTTTCAGTAACTAATACTAACTCTATTAGAATCACCATACCCGCCGCATTTAGATTTACTGACTCCGACGTGAGTTATGAAATATTCTTCGCCGCCGCAACACCACCGTTACACGTTTCGTCATTCACAGCAGCGCAACTAGTGGCGGGCGCAACCGCGCGATGCTTTGACTTCACAACGGTAGAAACACCCGTTGTTAGTGGCGCAGGCGGTGCCGCGTGGACGTGCGATATTGGTATAGTTGGTACGGCTGTACCGACAACGCAACAGCGATTTATGCAGAGCAATGCGCTAACGTTGGGCACAGTAACGCCGGTAAATTGTGCAGGTTATAACAGCGCCGACGTATTCGTAGACGCGAAAATTACTGACGTATCTTTGGCTACTGCGCCATCGCTGGTGCTTATACCGGTATTCCTTAACGACGCGCAGGGGACTAACTACCACATAGGGGCGCCTATAACGGTTGGCCTCGAGCAAGCAATAGGACAGTCAAAAAGGCAGTTATTCAATCTAACCGTTAATAGCGCATACGTGGCTATCTTAGTCGCTTCGATAGTGAATGTAACGGTTAATAGGATAGATGTTACGCCTACTTCGGTTGTGTGAGCTATGACAGCATATAGACCGATGGCGAGTAAACCCACTGGTGTAATGCCGCAAATGCGTTCACAGTTAAACGCCGCGTTTATACCTCGCGTGGATTGTATGTCGCTTCGATATGTGGGTAGGCAATATCCGGCTAAATAGTTAGACGAGGTAAAAGATGACAGTATATGGTGTAAAATGGCATAGTGACGCAACTTCGCCAACGTTAGACCGTTTAGAAAGTAACGTTGGTTTAACCGCCGGCGCTTCTTTTAACACATTATCTCCGTGGACTATGCGGCGGTGTAACGTGTGGGACGACGGCACCCCCACCGCGTATTATGGCGATCGGTGTTATACCGATACCGACGTAGCTAATATGGGTCAGTGTATGGTTCAGATACCTAAGTTTTGGTATGCTGTCGATGCGTCACTGGCCAACCACGTTGCGTATTATATTTCGGATACCGCCACCCCGTCGCCCGCTATAGCAAAATTAGACGCGTCAGGGAATTTAACGTTTGCAGTTCACCCCGCATTTATCGTTGACGGTGCCGCAGTAGCACACGCTTACATTGGAGCATATGAAGCGTATAATAACGTGAGCAATATACTGGAGTCCAGGGCAGGGGTCGCGCCGGTGAACACATCATTACTCTCAATGACCAACGCTAGAACGTTTACACAAGCGCGCTCCGTGGACAGGAGATGGAACCTAGAGACTATACAGGCGCGGGGGGCACTAATCTTATTATTCATCATAGAATACGCCTCGCTGAATTGCCAAGATACTTTAGGGCAAGGTAACGCAAACGGAACGGCGGCACTCACAACCGGAACCACTACAACGTCTGGAAATACGTCGTATGGTGTAAAGACGGATGCCCTGCATGCAGTTAGTTATAGGGGTATTGAAAATCCATGGGCAGACCTCGGAGAGGTTGTTGAAGGGGTGAATATCAAAACAGGCCAGACCCCATGGATGGCACCGCAGGCGACAACGGTGGCGTACTACGCATTTAACAAGTTTAGTGGGGGGTATAGTAATACTGGACTCACAACCCAAACGAACGGGTATCCAGCCGTAATGGACACTGCGGTGGTTCCGTGGGCGTTTGTCGCTTTAACAAATGGTGGTAGCAATGCCACATACTTCTGCGATGGTTTTGCAATAGCCGCGGGCGGCGATCTAGTCCCGGTTGTTGGTGGCTATTACGGATGGGCTTCACTAGATAACGGCATATTTTCATGGTGGGGGAAACTGTCAACGGATAACGCGGTGGTTTGGGGATTTAGAATACAATATTTGCCATCAGCATAAGCAAGGGGTATAGTATGTCAGTAAAACGACTAGAGCCAGATTGTAGAGGGATTGCAGGCAGCTATTCTGACCCTATAGCCTTTACGGACTACCAACAACCGTGGGCGCTTGTCGATTACGCGGCAGAAAATGACTTTGAGTTAATTATCATGTTTGATTGGGCGGATTTTCAAGCCGCCCATGGTGTTACGGAAATCGATTTAAACCTAGCCGAGAATTATATCCTTCCATGTGCAGAGCATTGCCAAGACGCCCACGTAAATTATTGGTTTAATATAGAACAACCCTTATCCCAAAATTTTGAACCGATAACAGATAAAACAACTCCAACAGAAACATATGAAACAAAGTGTGGCCCCCTACTAGATATGCTCGAAACGGAGCCGTATTCATCCACATATCTTCAAGGTTATCAATTTGAGGGGGTATTCGATATAGGACTCGAATGGCTACGGGCGCGAGGTAGGTTCGTTGATCGTGATGATTTAAGACTATCAGGAGTGTGGAACAGTATATGGCCGCACCCCGGAACAGGTGGAACGCTTGGAGAATACGGGCCATACCGAACGTCAGACTTTCGTTTACGTCTTTATGATGAAATCTCTTGTAATATGTATTCCGTAAAATGGGATGTTGATACGTGGCCGACATTGCCGTTCAAATATAACAATATTATAGAATTATTTAATTATGACACATCCAACCCATCCGATGATGGCGAACCCTATACAATGCCCCTTATTGGGGTACAGGTAGGGATTGGGATTATGACCGGCGTGTCTGCAACAGGTACACTATGGGGGGATACGTGGCATGATGAAACACAACCCCCAATAGCAGACCAAATGAAGCGAGCGGCGTATTATACTAACTATATAAAAGAAGCTACGGGGCTACCGTTTGAAAATACAAACTACTGGCTTAGTGGTTATTTTATATCCCCCACCCCACACTGGGAAGATATAATCAACTTTTTTGAAAGTTTAAACTTACTAGGTGCTGCGACGCGAGGATGCGAAGCTATGTCGCAAGCAGGGTTAACCCCGTATTATACTGGGGCCGCCATATGCACACACGGCAGCGCATCTGCTATTGAAACATTCAGTAATACCGGCAACGAACTAATACTTTTAAAAAATTATACTGGTAGCGCCACGCACGATATAACCGTAACATCGTCACTCGACCCATTAACCAACTCGCCTTATACCCTCGATTTATCCCCATATAGGGGCACGATTATAGGCCCCTACCCTCTCGATGAATACGGAGCGCTTCCTACGATTGAATACGATAATACAAACCTTTACGTTTCGGTATTAAAGGTGGAGCCAACGGCATGACCGCAACGATAACCGCGCAGGATATAGCTCTCGGCGTACCTACCTACGACCCCGTTACCGGCTGCCGCGATATAATACCGTTATGCCCAACTACCTTCTTACATTTTTATAACGATGGCGCTGTCGATGACGTAATAACGTTTGTCGCCACGCATCTAGACGAAACCGGTGTCTATAACTGCTTTGTTTCAGTAATACCCGCGGGCGACGAACTGATATGCGGCCCGTTTGATATAGATACATTTTACCCTGAACTACTGGTGTATCATTCACATCCCGGCGACGTGACTATGGCGGCGCTATTCACCCCGTATGAGTCGGAAGGCTGCGACGCAACGGTATCGACAGTTTACCCTTCCACCGAAACTACTTGTACGTTAGTTAGTACATGCCCGCAACTACCTGATATAGCGGTAATATGGCCAATAGAAACCGCCGAAACGATAGCAAGTGCGTGCCCGCAACCGCCGGACGCAACGGTAGTATGGCCTATCGAGTCGCCGGCGTCGGTAGCGTGGGCAGACCTAGGACATACAGATTTTACAGTTATATGGTGTGGTTTATAATGGAGATAACCTAGATATGACGTTAGCAGTAACAATCCCGCGCGGCACAACGCACGATATTAAAGTAACAATAACCGCGAAAGACCTAACCGGCGCCGCCGCGTATTTTACTATGACCACTGCACACGGTGCGGCAAATTCGTTAACGAAATTATCAAGTAACGGGGGCATATCAGTAACCGGTGGCACTAACAGCCTCGTTAACGTTCACCTATTACCAGTGAATACGGGCACGCTTGCGATTATGCAATACCAGTGGCAGTTAGCCATAGTTTTGGCCGGAGTAGAAGAGATAATCGAAGACGGCACGATTACCCTAACGGCGAACGACCTATACGCTATAATACATCCGTAGGGGACAAAATGTTAAAACTAAAAACAGCGCCAGCGTCACAGGTTGTATTAGGTACTGACGTACAAGATTACCTCCGCTTAGATTCAACGGCGTATAATACTACACTGGGTAACTATGTAACAATGGCGCGTATGCAGGCGGAAGCGTACACGCGCAGGGCGTTTATAACGCAGACGTGGTATCTTATGCTTGATTCGCGCGAGATTAACGAAGTTATCAGTATACCGCGCCCACCCCTCGTATCCGCCACGATACTTACCTATAACGATGCAGGGGTGCCCACAGCGCAGGACGCTTTATCATACACCGTTGATACATACAGCGAACCAGGGCGCGTATACCTAAACCCTGGTTATACATGGAATTACACGCGCGACCGCAACGGTATGCTGATAGAATTTATAGCGGGATATGGTGCGGCTGCGACAGACGTACCCGCCGATATTAAGATGGCGATAACCGAAGCGGCGGCGATCTATTACAACAGCGGCGAAGTAGGCGCACTACCAACGAAGGTTATAGACCGGCTCAAGCAATACCAGGTGATATATCTTTGAAACTTGCCGCGCCCATACCCTTTAACCAATTCCGCGAACGGATAACGTTCTACTCCGTAACCGAAACGGTAGATACCTATGGTGGAATAACTACCGCCGAAGTATCACTAGGCAGCGCGTATGCGGCAGTCGAGAAACTATCAGGTAGTGAACAGTGGCGCGCGGGTGGGCAGGCAACCGAGGCGGACTGGACTATAACGACGTGGTATCGCTCCGATATAATCGTTACACCTAAGTGTATAATCAAGTTAGGCGCGAGGGCGTGGGATATAACCGACGTTATAGACGTGGAAAATAAGCACCAGTATTTAGTTATTGGCTGTAAAGAACGCGAGGGCGCAGTATAATGTTCAAGGTGGAGAACATCAAGTGAATATAAACGTAACCCTTGAAGGTCAAGCGGAATTTGACGCCAAGATAGCAGCGATTATCACAAAGGCATCGGGTCCAGGGTTACAGGCAGCCTTGATGGAGGGTGGTAAACTGATAGAGACTGGCTGCAAACAACACGCGATGTTTTCACAGGGATACCAAACGGGGCGCTTAAAGGGTTCGATAGTTGCCGAAGCGCAGGGTAAAGATACTGTGATAATAGCGCCACATACTGAATACGCGACGTATGTCGAGTTTGGGACGTATAAGATGGCGGCGCAACCGTACATGAAACCAGGGTTTGAATCATCACGCGATGCAGCAGTAGCACATATTAAAGCGAAGTTAGCGGCAGCGATAAAAGGGTGATTAAAGAAATAATGAAAGATAAATGGGCGCAGTGTAAAAGTTGTATCGGATATTGTTGCTTCGGCAGCGCATCATACAGCGGAACGCCCATTAGCGACGACGAGATAAAAACCGCGTGTAAATACCTCGACATACCAGAAGAACAGTTTAGAACAACCTATGTCGCCAAGTTCAGGCCATCTGGGGGTTATGTGCAGGGCTTAAGGTTTGGAACGCAACCGTGTCCGTTTTGGACGCCAGGTAAATGCACTATATACAAAGTTAGGCCTTCGTTTTGTCGCAAGTATAACCCTATTGAGAACTGCGAAGGATGGCATAAAGCGCGGGCGGGGGTTTAATTCCGATGGCAGTAGCACGTTCATCTTCACTATTACCGATTCAATACGCAATAATTACGGCGCTAACCGGTGACGCTGACCTACACGCGCACGTAGAAGATAGAGTATATGATTGGGTACCGGAAAACCCCACGAAGCCATATATTCAAGTTACCACGCCAACCGAAGTTCCGTGGGATTGTTTCTGCGATTCACAGATGGGGCAACGGGTAACGTTCACAGTTCACATTTGGTCAACGTATCGCGGGAGTAAAGAAACAAAAGAGATCGCGGCGCATATAAACGACCTACTAGATAACCAGGCGCTAACGGTTTCGGGATACGCACATATCGTGACGCAAAATACGATGACGACGGATATGCGCGATCCTGATATGTTACACTGGCACGGGGTTATGTATTTTACATTTTACGTAATGCAGAGTTAGAATCTTGAGCGAGTAGAAAAAAAGGAAGTGATTAAAGAAATATGGCAGCAGCACCAGATCCAACAACAAATACTATATTATACGCGGGAACCGCAACCGGCCCAGCAACGGCGGTATCGTTACTAAAC